TAGTGGCACACCGTCCACATAGAGCGAGGCGGTGAGGTACTTGTGCGTTGTCTTGCCCCCAGTATCTGCGCCAGCCACATAGGCAAGCGCAAAAATGGCATCGTTGGTCATCGTGCGAGGCAATGCCACGTTGTAAGAGTGTGCGGTCATTACCTTGTCGGCATCGCTCAAGATGTTGCTTGCCACTTTAATCTTAATCTCATCTTGTGGCATGTCCACCGCCTTGCCGTTGATGTAAAGTTGTTGCTTTGCCATAGGTCAAAACTCCTGGACGTTATCAGTGGGCAGAACCAGCGAAAAAGATGCGTTAAACGTTGCCTTGCGTGGGTCGCATTCGATAGTCACATCTCCAAGGTTGCACCTTGTCCACGCACCTTTGATAAACACCTCAACCACGGTACTACTGGCAAGTGTGCGCAACCAATCGTAGTGTGTTGTGGGTATGCAGTCATCGCCAATCGTGATGGTCTCGTTGGCGGTCATTGCGCCCCACTCGTCTTTGCCCCTATCGTAACCAAGTGATATTTCCTTGTGCGTGTGAGGTCTTTGCCAAGTGTTGCCGATAGTCGCACCATGTGAGCGACCCGAAACTCCAAACTTGCGAATATTGATGTTGCCGTTGTTATCCAGCCATCGCACTTTGAGGATGTCATCCACTCTGCAATCGTAGCGAAAGTGGTAGTTTACAACCTTAAACACGATGTCATCAATGCCATAGAACCAAGCAACCTCAATGGGCAGGGCAAAATCGCCAGTCGGTTCTGCGTCCACGATTTCGTTAACGTTGCACCAGTTGTCCTCGAACTCAACGGGGACACCATTGGCATCGTAGTGGCTGGCGGCATCCACGTTGCACCAAGTCTCGCCCTCGGGGAAATAGTCGAAATATAGGTCGGTCACTTCTTCGCCCCTCGGTGAGTAGTTGCCAAAGATGTAGTTGACACGCATCGTAATTGGTGTGCGCCCAGTCTCGGTGATGGTGACATCAATATAACCACGGAAATTGTTTTGTTGGAATATCGCACCGCTATCGCAATAGAGCGGGTTATCCAGCACTAGCGCACCAAGTACCATCGTGCGGATGAAAGGCAAAAGCGACACATCTGCGTGACCATCTGCATTGAGTGTAACGTTGATGGTGTTGCCGTTGCAAGTTACTGCTATCTTGTTCCCTGCGTGGGTGCTATTGCCATCGAACTCCAGCACGGCGAATGAATAAGCCAGTGCCACAAGTGGAGCGGTGGCAACCACACCACTGCCCAGTATTTGCGACTGGGTGTTGCTTTTCACAAATGGCAAGTTTTGCGGTGCGGTTGCAAGCCTTGCCCGATTAAGTCCTATCTCTGCCATTTTATTTTTCTCCCCAAATTGCTATTGCGTTGTTAACTTGCGCCCCTACCACATCGGCGGCGATGGTGGCGCAATCCTCAGCCGCTTTGTCTACTAGTGTGCTGTAAACATTTAATCGTTGCTTTTGCCTTTGCCTTGTACCATCCAAAATGATTTTCATAGCGATGGCACTTATTGCCCTCTCGGTGCTTGTGGCATCGCCAAGATTCAACCCCTTTGCCGTTGCCCAATCGTAGATGATGGCACGGAACTCTTGAAACGTACACCTCACACCAGTGTAACCAGTCCATGGTCTGCTACCAGTCTCAAGTGCTGGGAAAAATGCCCTGCCATAAAGTGCCACCTCTAACTGGTTGCTCTGCACCACCAACGATGCGGCAGTCTTGCCCGATGCCGTCAGTCCGTGCGATGCGATGCTCTGCTTTATGTCATCCTTGAGTTTTTCCAACCTCTCGGTGACCGCCTCAACCATCGCCTTTGGTAAGTTGAGAGTGTTGACCACATCCATTACTCACAACCCCCTTGCAACTCTTTTAAGGTTAGAGTGACACGCACACCAGCCATGTTGGCATCAAGAAAATCAATTACTGCGTTGTAGTCCAGCAGTCCGTCAAGTGGTTCGTAGACCATCATTGCATCAAGTCGCAAAACATACCGCTTTGCCACGTTGAGCATTTCCTCAATGATTTCGCCCACCTCTGCGCCCTTGAAGTCTAGATCGCAATGCTTGAGAAAGGCAAAGATGGCCGTGCGTGATGTCTTGACCACTGGCGCAAATCGTGTGTCGATTTGTCCATTGGTCGGTAGTGTCTCAACCACCACCACATCTCCCATCTTCAGTTTGTCTGCATGGAGGTTGATTCGCCCCCACTCATCGTATAAGTACTTGCACCCCATGTCTAGGGCAACCTCTTTCGTTGGTCTCATTGTTATTTCCTCGTCTTATTTCGTTGCTCAATAATCTTGCGGTAACGTTTCTCAAATTCTCCCTGCTCATGGTCAATCTTGGCGCACTGGTATATCCTCGCCCACGGGGTATTGAAAACCTCTTCGTGGTCAACGATGCCCATGCGTTGTGCGTACCAGTCAACCAACCCGAATGCGCCAAAGTTAAGGCGGTCAATCCCTGCGTTTATCTCATCGCTGGACTTGTCGGTGTTGAGAGCCTGAAAGAGTTTGCCGATTCGCTCCATCTCACTTTGTATCATATTGACGCACCCCAGCACATCGAATGCCCTGCGAGATGCGACCACTTTCTCGTCCACACCAAGCAACACACTCACCAACTTACAACATGTTTTTAGGTAGTCATTGTCGGTTGGTGCTTGTTGCAGTCTTGTAAGCATCCCGAATGTGACCATCTGCAAAGTGTCGGGGACTGGCTTGTTGCACAACTTTTTTGGCGGTGGGATAAGCACAAGGCTCTTAATCGTTTCTGCCGTCATGTATGGCATGAGCACAACAAACTGCACAAATGGCAAGTTTAGCCTCTCTCGCCTCATTTTGTCCACTCGTTCGTGACTGCGTTTAATCCTCGTTGTAATGCGTTGTATTTTTCTATTAGTGTTCATATGTCTTTATCTCCTTTTCTTTTGTCTATGCGCCTTAAATCAACAAATGTGACCAATGTGCGGTCTTGGTGTTGAATAACTGCGTTGCGCCATCAAAAATGTGGTCACACCGTAGCGCAAAGCATCAAGGCTGTGGTTGTATCGGTCAATGGGCTCGTTGATGTAGTTGCCATTGATATCCCTGCGCCAAGAGTAGTTGCGAAGCTCATCAATCGTGCCTAGCGACCTTTGCGTTACGTTGACCTTGTATGCTTGCACAGCAGTAATGCCCGCCACAATCGAACCCTTGCCCTTTGCGACTGGCACAGCACGATAACCGCCCAAGTTGTTGATCTCGGCAATGCTCTTTTGCTCTGCGCTATCGCACACGATTTGCGCCCCTCTTGCCACCCCTGCATCTTTCAACTCTTTGACGATGTCTTGGTTGAGCATCCCAGTGCGGTAGGCAATCTCATCCACCCACAACTCGCCACCGCTCAAGCGCACTCGCAAAATGGCGGTCGGGTCATTGGTAAAACCGAAGTCAATGCAGATAAACTCACGTTTGTAGTCGGTGGGATAACTTTGCGAGATTTGCCAGTTGGTGTAGACCAGCCCCTCAACACTGCCATTCTCGCCCAAACCATAAACTCGCCACCAGTTGGAGTCGGTGCGGTTGCTCTCAATCTCGGCAATCTGCATGGGTGTGAGGAATGGGTTGTCTCTGTAGGTTGAGTGAATGAGGGTGCAATCTTCTCGCCCCTCAAGATGCTCCTCAAACCAAAAGCGGCTGCGTGGGTTCCAGTCCAAGAATATCGTGTCGCTTGTACGGATGGCAAGCTGTCGGAATATCTCATACTCCAAATTATTGCACTCGTTGATGAAAAGAATGTCACGTTGCGCTCCGTGTACTTTGGTGTAGCTGTCGGCACTAAAAAACTCTATCTTGCCACCGTTGGGGAAGCTGTAAACGTGACCAGTGCGGTTGTGGGTGTAGTGCTTATCCTCTTTGGCTTGTGCGCCCTCAAGTATCTGCTCAAAGTCACGCATCGCACCCTTTCGCAAATGTGGCATTGACTCGCTCACCACCGAAACAAGCACCTTCTGCGATGTGGCAATCGTGAGCATAAGCTGAAGGAGTGACCACGTTTTGGTTGAACGTGTGCCACCCTTGTTTGCGATGATGCGGTACTTGTGTTTGTTGTACGCATCGGCATTCTTGCGTAATATTTTACTCGCCTTTGCCATCCACGATTTCAAACTTGACACTCAACGGCTCATCGCCACTGGTGAGGTCGGTCTTGTTGACCATAGCAATTGCTTTGCGTTCCTCATCACTGCATATCATCTTGTAAAGCGCAATTAGGTCTGCGCCCTTGCCCTTATATAGTTTGGCACGGATGCTTGTTTTCATCCGCACCTTGTTGTCCTCAAGTAGCTTTTTAAGAGTGTTACTTTTGTCACTACCAGCAGGAAACCATTCATAGAAGGTCTTGCGAGTGATAGGCAACCAAGCAACAATGTCATCAATAAAAAACAAGTTGTGTTCCCTGATTACATCCTGCGCTTGTTTGAATATCTTTTTGCGGTCATAAGCCATCAGTCAATTCTCCTTGCTTTCTTACCAGTCAATTTCTCCCACCTCGCAATGATTACATCGCAATAATGTGGGTCTAATTCCATCATAAAGCATTTGCGGTTCAGTTGCTCACAAGCAATCAAGGTTGTGCCACTGCCACCGAAAACATCTAAAACCGACATCCCCTCTTTTGTGCAGTCCTTTAAACAATTTGCTACTAATTCCACTGGTTTCATAGTTGGGTGTAAATCACATTTTCTTGGTTTGTCATACTTCCAAATCGTTGTGCGATATTCCCCCCCCCTATAATTGTGGTGGGATTTAGTCCAAGTGTAAAATATCGGTTCGTGTTGGTAGTCATAATCCAACCTCCCAAGCGAGAAGGTTGCTGAATTTTTACACCAAATAAGGATGTGGCGCACTGGCAACCCAGCATCCTTCATCATCATCATCATCATCATACCCAGCTCGCCATTTTGTGGAGATGTTACATAATACGATGCATCATCTTTGCAGTTTTCTCGCACATTGGTCATCGCTTTGACAAGGATAGGGTAAAGGCCATCGGGCGCAAGAGTATCATTTTCAATGTTCCGCTCAATGCTTCCACTTCCGTTGACCGCATTGAGCGTTTTATTTTTGTCCCCTATGCTCACCCCATAAGGTGGGTCAGTGAAAACCATGTCAGCTTTTGCCCCATCCATCAGCTTTGCAACATCATCGGCACTGGTAGAGTCCCCACACATCAAGCGATGCTCACCAAGTTGCCAAACCTCGCCTTTCTTACATTGTGTGGTTATATCATCGGTGCTTTCATCAAAATCATCTTCTATGGCTGTGGGTTGCTCTTTGTTGTCAATCTCAACACCCCACTCCTCTGCGACCATCCCGAACTCTTCCTCGGCAAACTGGATTTGCTCCTCATCCCAAGCCAAGTCAACACTCGCTGTCGCATTATCCGCCAGTGCCATCTCCCTGCCCTGCTTTGAGTCTAGGTCAATGTCGGTGCGCTTTACTGCGATAATCTTCGTGCCGTCACTCTCAACAATCTGCACATCATCAAGCCCAATCTGCCCTGCAATCTCGGTCACACCATTGCCAGCGATGATGCGGTTGTTCTTGTCTATGAGTATAGACCGCCCAGCCCCATTGTTGCGGATGCTCTTCTCGATTAGGCTCATGCCATATTCCGTGTGCTTGTTGAAATTCTTGTCATCAAACACCAAGTCGCTAATCTTTGCCTCTTTAATTTCTGCCATAACTCTAACTCTTTAATTTTTAATCTTTTCGCAAAGGTAATCAAAATTTTAAAATATACACAACTTTCTGCGGTTTTTTGTGTAAAATTTTGTACATTTGCCGCACGATTGATTTTCTTCATGATTTTGGATTTATGTAATGGCTTTCGCCCCACCGACTGCGAAGTTAGTGGGGTTTTTTATTTTAAGGCGGTTTTTAGCGCATTTATTTCCTCAGGTGATAAACTACACCAAAAACAAATAAAATGCCGTTAGGACGCAAAAGAGCGTGTAAATTTCGCATTTTAGCGCAAAAAGTGCGCCCACACTTTCGCAAGTGCAGGCGCATCCCTCATTTCACAACATCTTTGCGCTTTCCCAGCGGTTAATAAATAATGATGTTGAATAAAAACAAAATAATATGCATAACTAAAAGAGTATAATTATTTACTGAATGTCAATCTGCCTTGCAGTCTTGCCTTTGGCGGTTCGTCGAGATACCACCGCAGTAGTTCTGCGAAGTCATCCACTGAGCGCACGATGGCATAGAGGTAGCCTTGTGCCTCAATGTCCTTCTGCCACTGCTTTTGGAATGGCGATTGTCTGCCTTTGGCGGTTTTCATCTCAATCTTCAGTCCATGATAGCCATGCGCTGCCATGTTGAGTTCAAGGTCTGCGACCCCTCGCACTGCACCCTCCTTCTTGATGATTGCGCCAGTGATGGCATTCCTCGCACCGCCATTGGGTACGGAGTTGAGGAGGTTGGCTTTGCGTGGGTACTGGAGGCGAAACCACCTCACACAAGCTATCTGCAAGTTGCTCTCAATGTTTCTCATAATATCTGCCTTCTATCAATGTGTATTATTTCAGTGTGTGTGTTGATGCCACGATGATGGGTTAAGTGAACCATCGCCCTCTCCCATGATGGATGGTGGTTGTGCAGCCATTCACGCACATCAATGAGCATCTTGCGAGTGCTTGTTTTCTCATTCCACTGCATCGGTGGGTAAATTGTGCCGATGTATCCTTGTCTTAAATGTATGCAAATGTGTGGTCTTATCATACCCCACCTCCTTTCTTCCAATCTCCGCAACGTTGCGAGTATTTGCTTTTGGGTGCAAATTGCCCTGCGATGATGTCGGGATTGCGTTTGCCAATCTGCCACCTCAAGCAGTTCTTGTGGCTTGGGCATTTGTCATTGTGGCAAGCTGCTATGCCGGTGTAGTTGGTTGTCTTCCGTCTCATCTTGCTTTCCTCCTTCCCTTCTTTTTCTCCTCGCCCTTGAACTCATGGCAGGTCATGGCAAGGTTGCTGATTATCGACTCGATGCCCTTGAAGCATGGGTATCGCTGGCAGTTCTCTCGGCAAGCCACCCCCTCACGAAGCACTGGCTTCTTCTCATTTGGTTTTGGCTTGCTGCGGTAATAGGGTCTACTGCTGACCCTCTCTACATAGATTTTTGTCATTGTCTTTTTGATTTATAAATTCTGCATATTCCTTGCCCAGCTCAGTAAGCTGGAATGTCACATCGGGGTCGGTTGCCTCTCGCACGTTGTTCAAGAACTCCATGAGTGCATCGCCTGTGGTGATGAGCGACTCAAGTTTAAGCTCCTCGCACCTTGCTATCAGCCCCACTTGGTAGAGGTCAATCTTGATCTCGGCAATTTTCTCGTTCATTTTCATTGGTTGCCTCCTTTCATCGCTTTTTTAAGTTCCTCAAGAAAAATCTCTCTGCGCTCCTTGTCAAAGCCATGCACATGGATGTAGTGTAGTTCTTCTTCTTTGTCAAGCTCTACACTAAGCCACTCGCAAGCCTTGTCAATAGCTTCTTTATATCCGCTTTGCCAAGCAGCCATTGTTCGCACATCAATGTCGGGGTGAGCATCTGCCCACTCTGCACCATTGATAAAAGAATCTTGAATGTCTTGTGTGTGGAGTTCTTTTTCTTCTTCATCAATAAACTCAATGTTTGCGTAGTTGTTTACCCAATAGATATAACTTGCATTATTTATTTCTTCTTCTCGAGTATCAACAATCTCTACATCGTGAACCCAATCAATGTGGCCTGGTTCGTCTTCAATCCCATACCACGTCATTCCACCATAATTACTTGTTGTCACTACGTTATAAATTCTGTCTGCGTATTTTACTTTCATATCTTTAAGTTTAATTAATTGATTATTAAATAAAAGGGGCTGGAGTTGTTAATAATGAAAAGTGAAAGCATGAAGAATTTACTCTTCCAGCCCCTTGTGCTTAGCGATGCAGTGAAATTCATTATTTATTTATTGTTTTTTGGTTAAAAATTAAACATCGGTTAAACCGCATCGCTATGTCTCGTTAAGTTTTAGAACCCATCCTCGTATTCGTGGATGCTGTCAGTCAGTGTAATCAGTTCTTTATCTGCTCCTCGGGGTCGGTCATTGCTCTTGGCGCACTGGATTATTCCTGCGAGGGCGAAAATTACCACCGCCACAAGCAACAGCCCCCTCATGGTGCGCCCGAATGCTCGGTCAATGTCTTGTCTCATGCTTCGCCTCCTTTCTGCGAGTAGTGCTTAACCTCTCTCATCCACTCTTGCACCTTTTCGCTTTGTGGATAATACGATAGTTTGGTGCAGTTAATTGTCACACTTGCGTGGTTGATGCCCATCATCTTGCCCACCGCGGTGGTGGTGTAGCCCTCAAGCACATGCAGGGCATAGGCGAGCAGTTTGCGCCCGATCACGATGTGTTCTTTTCGGCACCTGCCCATGATGTCATCGGTGGCGATGCCAGTAAGTTTGCTGATAAACATAAGCCACTCATTGCGCTTCGCCAGCATCTCGGTTGTAATCTTTTTTCTTGGTCTCATCGTTAAAATGGTGTGTTATAAGTTGTTGATTTATCCAGCGCATCGGCTGGTTTGAAATTATCTTGCTCATAGAAGCGAGTTGTGCTGGCATCAAAGGCAAGCATTTCCTCGCCGTTCATTGCGCCCTGCCTATTCTTGACGCACATAAGTAGTGCAGTTCCCTCGGTGGTGACACCCGACCAGTTCTGCGACATGTCGGGGTAGCGGAAATCCTTGCCGTGCCTTTCGGGGCGATAGACCAAGTAGACACTATCGGCCGCATCTGCTATGTCTCCGCTTTCTTTCAGTTCCTCCAGCCTAGGCACGGGGTCATTCGGTTGGTTGCGCCTCAACTGCGATAGCAAGATGATGCAGATGCCCAGTTGCTTGCTCAATGCCTCGAGTTGGTGGGCAACACCGCCAATCTGCTGGATGCGCTCACGTTCTTTGCCTCGCAATAGTTGTAGGTAGTCAATCACCACCACACTTACACCTTGTTGCGCAACCATGCCCTTGATGTTTGCGATGAGGGCATCCGCTTGCGTGGAGCGGTGCTTGTCAAAATAGATGGGTGCGCTGTCATCAACGGCAACCAACTTGCCCCATTCGTCTTGTGTCATGTCGGCACGTTTGAGCGATTCGCCATTGATGCCAGTCATAAGACTAGTTAAACGTGTTGTCAGTTGCAAGTTGGTCATCTCAAGGCTAAAGATGCCCACCGCCTCGCCGCACATTGCGGCATTGAGTGCGATGCATAGGGCAAGGCTCGTCTTGCCGTTAGAGTTGCGCCCTGCGATAATCATCAGTTCGCCCCGTTCAAGGCCGCCTTTTTGGTCAATCAATGCGAACCCACTGCGCACTCCCTCGGGCACTAGTCCGTTAGCCTTGTCTTGTGTGACCTTGAGCAGTTCTTGGTACACCTCGCCAAAGGTTTCGCAGTTTTGATCACTGGTGGCGGTGATGTCCTTTGTTGCCTTTTCAAGTTGTGCCATCACTTGCTCGGTGGTGGTGTCGGGGTCATAGAGCAGAGTGATGTAGGCATCCTCGACTTGGTTGGCATATCTGCGCCTTTGCCCCACTGCGTGGAGTGCCTTGCCCAATGTCTCGCTATCGGCAAAGATGCTTTCGCTTGTTGTGTATCGCCTAACATCAACCTCTATGCCCATGTCCTTGCCAACCGCATAGATGTTGAGCGGTGACAACTCTTTGCCTTGGTCGGCACACTTGCGCATCACTCGC